CGCTGCAACAGCAGGATCAGGAGCAGGACAGCGAGACAGGCGAAGTCGTGCATACCTGGGTCAATGTTTATGAGTCGGTGCCTGCTGAAGTTCTGACAGGTCCGGGGCGCGAGTTTAGAGAATCGGCAGCCACACAGTCAGAAACTACGGCGCGCATCACAATCAGATGGTTTGACGTTGACAGGATCGCGATGTATGCGTGGCGAATACTATGGGATGGTCGCGTGTACAATATCCACAGCGTTGACACAGATTTGACTGGCAGACGCGAGTGGCGTCTGCGTTGTAGCGATGGGGTAAACGATGGCGCGTGAGCTGTTTGTGCACAGTATGCGCGGGCTGGGTGACAATATATATCAGCGGGCGTTTATCAAGCAGCTTGGCTGCAATGTCTGGATGGATACGCCATGGCCTGAGATTTACCGGGGTCTGCCGGTTCGCTTTGTGATGCCAAAAACCAATTTACGGACGCAGCTGAAAAATATCAGCAAAATCGGCAGCTGGGAAAAAGCCCCGCCCGGCATCAGGCAAATAAAAATTTCATATAGCACGCGCGGCATCATTCGTGACATGGCTCGCTGTTTTGGCGTCAATCATGGTGAATTCGACTTGCCTGCCCTGCCTGCTGCGATTGTGCCTGGCAATTATGTCGTGGTCAGGCCTGTCACTGTGCGCGAAGAATGGCGGGCAGATACCAGAAACCCGTTGCCGGAATACATAGAGCAAGCAGCCATAGAAATGCGCCGGCGCGGCTATACTGTTGTTTCTGTTGCCGATATTGAACAGGGCAAAGAATGGATTGTAGGCAAAGCCCCGCCCGCTGATATTACCTACCATGGCGGGGAGTTATCCACGGAGCAGCTGTTATCGCTTATCGCTGGGGCAAAGGCTGTGATAGGCGGCATAGGCTGGATAGTTCCGGCTTGTATATCGGCAAAAGTCCCCGCGCTTATTTTGTGTGGTGGGCAGGGTGGATTTAATGCGCCTGAGCTTATAACAGCTCGAAGTATGGATTTATCAAAAATGACTTTTTTCGTGCCTGATAAGTTTTGCAGGTGTACACAAAAGCAGCACAGCTGCAATAAGGTGATTGTTAATTATGAAAATAAACTTACCGCATGGGCTAACGGATTGCCTGCTTTGGTCTGATGAGCTTGGCATGGGGTACCACCCCAGACCGCCAATGGATTACAACGGATCTTATTTTGCAAAATATCAGCAAATGGATGATACAGAAATGGGCGCGGCACTGACAAAAGCGCGTGTTGATCTGGTTCGTAAATACTTTGACGGCAAGGTTGTTGATATTGGTATCGGCGGCGGCAGGTTCATTACCGATTCTGATTCATTTGGCTATGACGTGAACTCTGAGGCGGTTGCGTGGCTCGGTGATCGTTATCTTGACCCGTACCAAGTCGGCACTGCTGCAGCGACTTGCTGGGATAGCCTTGAGCATATTCCTGAGCCTGAGAAATTTCTCGCCACAGTCAAACAGTGGCTTTTTGTTAGCATGCCCACTTATGAAAACCAAGGCGATTGCCTAGCCAGTAAGCATTTTAAGCCCGGCGAGCATATATGGTACTGGACAATCAGGGGCTTTATCGACTGGTGCGGTCTAAATGGCTTTACTGTGTGCGAGGTCAATACCATGGAGACTGATCTGGGTCGCGAGGGCATTACCACATTCGTGTGCTGTCGTGTCTGATTCGGTTGGCTTTAAAATTTCCGGCCTTGAGGATGTTTTGTCCAAGCTGGAATCGATAGGCGTTGACGTGCAGAAAAAAGGCGGGCGTGCTGCATTGCGTGCCGCCGCGCGTGTTATTCGTGATAAAGCTATCGAAGGTGCTCAAAGCATTGATGACGCCGAGTCCCGCGAGAATATCGCAAAAAATATAGTCGAGCGCTGGAATGGTCGAGTCAATAAGCAGTCAGGCGGGGCAGACCTTGGATTCAGGGTGGGTGTTCTTGGCGGTGCTCGCGATTACTCGAAACAGGGCGAGATAAAAACCGGCAAGAATGCCAAGGGAAACCCAGGCGGCGACACATTCCACTGGCGTTTTGTAGAGTTTGGCACAGAGGATACCCCAGCCAAGCCGTTCATGCGACCAGCGCTGGAATCATCGCAACAAAAGGTGGTAGATACTTTTATCAGGGAGTATGATAAGGCACTTGATCGGGCAATAAAACGAGCACAGAAAAAGGCAGCCAGACCATGATTATTCCAGGCGTAAAAGATTTGACAATTATCCAAGGCGGTACTTTCGATATTTATTGGGTATTGTCAATCGATGGCACTGTAGTCGATCTTACTGGATACACAGCCGAGCTGGTTGTGCGTCAGTCTGTCGGGGATGCTGACGCCATATTGACGCTATCCACTGAAAACGGCGGCATTATTATTACCCCTGAAGACGGAAAAATTCAGCTTTATATATCCAGCGAAGACACTCGCTCGCTCAGTTTCAGGAATGCTGTTTACAATTTAGAGCTGACTATTTCCGAAGTCACAAACCGGCTTCTGCAGGGCAATGTTTCTGTCAGTTTCGGGACTATCCTGTAATGTCGGCCTTGATCATTACCGAATATCAACAGATTGCCATTGTGAGCGATTCTGTTAATGTCATAAATATTGAAACGAATATCGATTCCGTAAAAACATTAGAGCTGCGCGGCGGCATTCCGGGGTCGAGAGGTCCTAAAGGCGATCAGGGCGATACTGGAGCAACAGGCGCACAGGGCGCGCAAGGCATACAAGGTGAGCAGGGCATTCAAGGCATTCAGGGCGCAACCGGTGCTACTGGTGCGGCTGGGGCTGATGGTATTTCAGCGTATGAGGTAGCGGTAGAAAATGGATTTATAGGCAGCGAAGCTGCATGGCTGGCCTCATTGGTTGGCGCAACCGGGGCGCAGGGCATACAGGGCATTCAGGGAGAAACGGGTGCCACTGGCTCACAGGGGGCGCAAGGGATTCAGGGTATAAAGGGCGACACTGGCGCACAGGGCGCTCAAGGTATACAAGGCGAAACCGGTGCCACTGGTTCTACAGGGGCGCAAGGCATTCAAGGCGAGCAAGGCATACAAGGCATTCAGGGCGAAACCGGAGCCACAGGGGCTACGGGAGCCACTGGCGAATCGGGCAACGCCGTTGCCGTTTCTATTGACTTTGGCTCTAGTTTCACCGATAAGGCGCAGACGGTTGTTACAGGGCAGACGTGGGTGACGTCAGGCAGTATAATAACTGCTCAGGTTTTAACGCCAACCGGTACTGATCCAGATGAAATGTATTTACTCGATATCAAGGCCGTTATCAGCGACAGAGTTAATGGCGATGGCTTTACAGTTACGCTTTATTCGCAACCGGAAGCGAAAGGCGTTTATTCCGTTATGTGTTTGGGGGTGTAGATAATGAGTGGTGCAAAAATTGGTTTTGGCGCTGGTGTAAATGAGCTGACAGGCGATGCGTCTGGCAATGCAAAAGTCGCGCTGCCTGATGCGTCAACCCCGGCGCGTGTCGGCGCACTGCGCATGTTTTCCGAGAATGATACGGGCGATGCTACGGGAACGCCTTATCTGGTATCGCCTGAGACTGATGACGATTACCGTCTGCGCATATCGCATGAAGCCATTTTTGACAGCGAGACTTTCAACTATACCGCGCAAAATACTGGAAAGTATAATTACAGAAACACCACGATGACTAACGGGTGGACTGCTGCGGGTTTAACAACTAACAGCGGAAACATCACTACCACAACCACAGGCACGCAGTTCAGCACTTACGCTGAATTCCCGTTGCTGGGGGCGTCGCAGCTGTATTGCGAAATTGAGGGCAGTTTTAACCAGCAGCCGACTACAAACACTATCATAGATTTTGGTATGTTTCGCCCTGCCACGACGAACCCCTACGCGCCTGCTGATGGTATATATTTTAGGCTGACCAGTGCGGGCGTGTTTGGCGTTATCAACTCCAATGGCACTGAAACACAGACCGGCGTTTTCGATTTTGCGTATATCAACAACCAGAAATACCAGTTTATTATTTCAATCCATGAGCGCGAGGTAGAATTCTGGATCGACGGCACGATGCATGCCGCTGTCGAAACGCCTGCCGGTCAAGGTCAGCCATGCATGTCGGCATCGCTGCCATTCTCTGTGCGCCATGTCATCACTGGCGGCGCTGCTGGCTCTGCGCTTTCATTCGTGCTGAATGATTACACAATTTCAATCGGTGGACCCAATGTTGCACAGACCGCATCGATCATTGGGCAGCGTATCTATGGCAGCTATCAGGGCTTGTCAGGCGGCACGATGGGATCGCTGGCTACTTACGTGAACAGCACAAACCCGACAGCGGCAGCTCCATCTAATACCGCGCTGACAGCAAACTTGCCGGGCGGTCTAGGCGGTCAGGGCGCTGTCACTGCTGCGGTAGCGGCTGCTACAGATGGCATCTGGGGAAGCTATCAGGTTCCAGCTGGCACGCCTAACGTGCAGGGCAGGCGCTTGTTCTTCGTGGTGTTTATGTTGATCTGGTAAACCTTGGTGCTGCGGTTGCAACCACGGCTACTGTCATTCAATTTTCGCTGGCCTTTGGGCATACGGCTGTATCTTTGCAGACAGCAGAAGCTGCAGCCGCAAAAGCCCCGCGCAGGATACCTGTTGGCATCGCATCGTGGGCAATTGGCGCTGCAATCGGCGCTCAGCCGCAATCTGGCAGGCTGTGTGTTGACCTTGGCGATGCGCCTGTGTTTGTCAATCCTGGTGAATTCGTGCAACTGGTCGGCAAGTTCCTTGCTGGTACAGCCACGGCTTCCCAGGTGATCAACTTCGTCTGGCAACCGATTTATGGATGGGAATGATGGGCAATATATACCCGCCGATCTTTGAAGTTTGCGCAGCATCCCCGGCGGTCAGGACGGCGCTGGGGAGCAGCCCTGTGCGCCTGTTTCTATTCGGGGAAGCGCCTCAGAATGCGGCGTCGCCTTACGCTGTTTGGCAGACCATAGGGGGAGCGCCTGATAATTATCTGGGCAATGTTCCTGATGTGGATAGACTTTCGCTCCAGATTGATGTATATGGAAACAGTGCAAATGATGTGCGGAATGCTGTAAAATCTTTGCGTGATGCCATAGAGCCAGTGGCGTATGTCACAGGCTGGCGTGGCGAAGCGAGAGATACAGATACAAAGAAATTCCGGTCTAGTTTTGATGTAGACTGGATGCTTAAAAGGTAATTAATTTAACCACGATTGGAGACTGCCATGTCTGTTTTAACTCAAGGTACTCAGATTTATTTTATTGATCCAGCGCTTGACAGCAATGGCGCAGGCGTGCGTGAAATTGATTGCGCCACTACTTTCAGCCCAGGTGGCAACCCTGCCGACCAGATCGAAGACACTTGCCTCGCTGCTACCACTCGCAGCTACAAGCCCGGTCTTCGCACGCCTGGTCAGGCTACGCTGGGTCTTAATGCTGACCCAGAAAATGAGTCGCATGTTCGCATGCACCAATTGAGCGAGACCGATCCGTCGCCGATGCTCAAGTGGGCTATCGGTTGGGCTGATGGCATCAGCGAGCCGACACTGGACAGCAATGACGATTTTAACCTGCCAACCGACCGCACTTGGTTCGTTTTCGAGGGTTATATTTCTGATTTTCCATTCGACTTTGCTGCCAATACTGTTGTCACCACTCAGGCAACTATTCAGCGCTCAGGTGGATCGTCTTGGATTCGTAAAGTATGAAGCTGACTATTGAGTCGCTTGCACAGGTTGGCGCATTCACTGGCCGGCCTGTAGAGCGCGAGATAACATGGAAAATTGGCGATCTTGAGCACACTGCTACAGTTTACGTTCGTCCGCTGTCATATCAGTCAGCCGTTCAAGATTTGCGGGCCACTATTGGCAAGTCTGACGGCGTTGCCGGACGGATTGCTTCTAGTATCTGCGACGAGAACGGCGTGCCGGTTTTCACTGTTGCCGATATAACAGGCGACGCTGACCCCGACCGTGGTGCGATTGATGGCGCTCTGACTATGGCGCTGTTGACGGTTATCGGGGAGGTAAACGGCGCGGGAAAGTACCGAGCGAACTAGAAGAAATATGGCACGAGTTGGTGCTGTGTGGAATTGGCGGCAGAACGATAGCAGAAGCCAAGCAAAATATCAGTTACCCTGAATTTTTGGACTGGTGCTCTTATCGAAATAAGCGCGGAAGTTTAAATATCGGCATGCGCGTTGATCAGTCTGTTGCTATAATTGCGTCAATGTACGCGAATTCGCACAGCAAAAAAGGCGTTACTTTCAAGCCGATTGATTTTATGCCATACGCTGATGAACCGCCTATTACACTTGACGATGCAATGAAAGGCTGGAGTTAAAATGGCATCTAAAAGCCTTGGCACACTTACTCTCGACCTCATAGCAAAAACGGCTGGATTTACTGCTGGATTGAGCAAGGCAGAGCGCGAGTCGAAAAAGTGGAAAAAAACCGTATCTGATAGCGCTGCAGGCGTTGGCACGGCAATTGCTGCTGGAGCAGCGGCGGCCGTTGGCGCGATTGGCTTGATTGTCAATAGCCAGCGCGAATTGATCGAGCAGCAACTTGACACAGCTAATAGCCTAGATACCACTTACACCAGCCTTGCGAACCTTGAGCGCGCTGGCGATTTGGCTGGGGTCGGTTATGAGCAGATCATCAAGGCCAGCCAGAAGCTACAGGTAAACATCGGCAAGGCGATCCAAGGCTCTGACGCGCAGGTAGCAGCATTCGGCAGGCTCAAGCTATCGGCCGAAGAGATTTATGAATTACCTCTAGATCAGCGCATTGCCACTATCAATAAGGCGCTTGTCGATAACGTGCAGGCATCCGAGCGTGCCGCCGTTGCTGCCGAAATATATGGCGCAAAAAATGCCGCCGCCATGAAATTACTTGACGCGTCGGCTATTGCTGAGGCGTCGAAACAAGTCGAATTGTTCGGGCTTAATCTGTCAGACATTGACGCAAGTAAAGTCGATGCCGCCAATGACGCGATGGGCGTTTTTAGCATGGGGCTGTCTGGAGCTGCCAAGCAGTTGACAGTGCAGCTCGCGCCGGCAATACAAGCCGCGTCTGAATTATTCTTGCAGGCGGCTGAAGACGCTGGCGGGCTTGGTACTGTTGTCGAGGATTCTGTAGATACGGCAATTGATGCGCTTGCGTTTTTGATGGATGCGGCCGATGGGGTTGGGCGTGTTTTTCAGGTTGGCGCAAATAATGCCATTATTGCATTTAATGCCATGGCGGTTGCTGCTACTGAAGCCGTTGGCTTAATAGTCAAGGCGCTTGATCATATCCCGGCAATTGACCTATCTGCGACCATTGACCAGCTCGATGAGTTTTCCAAGAATGCGCAGGGTGTTATCAATGAAGCAATGATAGATACCAGGGAGTCTATCGAAGCACCACTCGCCGGCGAGAAATTCAAAAAATTCTGGGATGACGCTCAAGTCGCTGCTGAAAAATCAGCGGAGGCTTCAGTTAAAGCCAGATCAGAATCCAAAAAAACCGGCGAGGCTTTTGACGATGAGGCAGAGGCACGCGAGAAAGCGGCACAAAAAGCGGCAGATGCGGCACAGAAATCAGCTGAGGCGATAGTCGGCGAAATTACCGCACTGGAGCGAGCCGCTAAAGTCTGGGGCATGTCTGCTGAAGAGGTGAAAATTTACGACCTCACACTGCAGGGGGCGAGCGAGTCGCAACTCGCACAGGCGAGCGCATTGCTTGATACTGTTGCCGGGCTTGAGGCTCAGAAAAAAGCTACAGAAGAATATCAAAAAATTGCCGAGGGTCTGCGCACTGAAGAGGAGCGCAGGACGGAAACCCTGCTCTCTCAGCTTGCTGCAATCGAAGCGGTAAACGATGCCAATGGCGGGGATACGAAAAAGAAAGCCATCGATGCGGCATTCAGTGGCAATGAAATGCCGGAAATGTCAGGGGTGGGCGAAATAGCATCCGGTCCATTCAGCGACGTGTTCAAAGTCAATGAAAAACAGGACGAGCTGCAGGAATGGTATGCCACACAGATGAGCATGCTGGAAACCTTCAGACAGGAACGCTCAGACCTCACAGAAGAATGGGACGCCAAAGAGCTTGAGCTTAAAAAACAACACGAGGACGCCATGCACCAATTGGAGTCTGCTCGCTGGAATGCTGCCCTAACTGGCGTCAGTACATTGCTGGGCGATCTTAGCGGCATGATGGAAGCCGACAGCAAGAAGGGCAAGGAACGAGCCAAGAAGATGGCAATCGCTCAGGCCACTATCAACGCATATACCGCATTCACTGGCGCACTGGCGTCGGCTGCGTCTATCCCTGTGCTTGGCTGGATCATGGCTCCAATTGCTGCGGCTGCTGCGTTGGCGGCTGGTATGCGTCAGGTGAGCGCTATCAAGGGACAGGCGCACGATGGCATCATGTCGGTGCCGTCATCCGGCACCTGGAATTTGGAAAAAGGCGAGCGCGTTACTACTGCAAACACTAGCGCAAAACTTGATGCTACACTTGAGCGAGTGCAAAACAGCATGAACAGCGCAGGCACTGGTCGAGGAGGCAGCAAGTCAATGACAGTCAACCAGACGATCAACACAACTGGCGCTATTGATAGCAGAACATCAAATCAGATATCGATGGATACATCACGCAAGCAGCGCATTGCAATGTCGAGGTTTGGATAATGTTTAATGAAACCCGTTTACTGGACTGCGTTGCCTATGGCTCGCAGTTCGGGCAGGAATTCAAGACGCGGATTGTCACATTGAAATCAGGATTTGAGCGTCGCAATGTTGAATGGTCAATGCCAATGGGGAAATACTCTGTACTGTTCCAAGCGCTTGAGCCTGCAGATCATGCTTTAGTCAGGGGCGCGCACATGGCGAGTATGGGGTCTGCGATTCCGTTTCGGTTCAAAGACTGGACAGACTACCAGGCCGCCGGCGAATTGATCGGGGTTGCTACTGGCGATCCGCAAGAATTGCAGCTAGTCAAAAGTTATACCTTCGGGGCTATTTCATTGGAGCGCACGATTACAAAGCCCGTCGAAGACACAGTGACGCTATACGCTGACGGCATAGAAATCGGCGTGGCGGTTGACACTACAACCGGCATCGTTTCATTTATTGCGCCCATAGGCTCAGATATTACATGGTCTGGGGAGTTCGACGTGCCGGTGCGCTTTGATAGTGACCGGCTTGACTTCGATCCTGCAGGCAGAGCGACTGGCGGCTTTATGCTTACTGGTGACGTTGACATTATCGAGATTCGTTTGTGAGAAGAATCCCAGCGCTATTGCTTGACCACTTGCAGCAGCCGGTTACGACCACGTGCCGATTGATCAAGCTGCAATTATTGGATGGTCGTGTATTCGGGCTGACCACACTAGATCGGGATGTTGAATATCTGGGGGTTACTTATCAGGCCGTCAATGGATTTGACCCGTCAAGCATCGCCACCAACTCAGGGCTATCCGTTGACAACTCAGAAGTCAACGCGCTGCTGGCTGACACAGAAATTGCGCCGGGCATCACGTTTGCCATGGCTGCTGCAGGTGAATTGGACAACGCGCGATGGACCGCATACTTAATAAACTGGGCAGACGTTGCCGCGGGGGCTATGATCCTTGACGCCGGCGACGTTGGGCAGGTTGTCATAAAGGATCGGCTTGTGTATTCGCCAGAGCTGATCAGCTTTGCCATGAGGCTGCGGCAGACGATTGGCAGCGTGTGGAGCCTGAGCTGCCGGGCGACATTTGGCACAGAAGCGCCATCGCAGACAGGCTGCGGGGTTGATGCTGAGCCGCTTTGGGTGGATTGCATTGTAACTGCTGTCGATTCTGATGATCCTTTCAGGGTTTTCGCTGATCACGACAATATCATGTCAGAAATGGGATTCCCCGCCCGCGTGCAGTGGGTGACTGGCAACAATGCCGGGCAGAACAGATTGTATCAAGTCGAGGCATATAGCAGCATCAGCGGCACGGTGGCACTATTTGAGCCAGTACCATTTGCCATTGAAGTCGGCGACGAATACCGGATCAGGCGAGACTGCAATAAATCGCCATTTGCCTGTATTGGCTTTGGGAATTATATAAATTATAAGGGTGAGCCATATATACCGGTCGGCGATGGGGTAGAATCCAGAACGCCACTTTCTCAGATTTTCGGGAGTCTGAATGGATCAACAATATCAGGCTGATCTGGCTGTTGCAGAGGCGCGGTCATATATCGGCGTAAAATGGCGGCATCGTGGGCGCTCAAGATTCAGCATCGACTGTATAGGGTTGATCGTTGTCGCTGTGCGCGCTGGCGGCGTCATTATGCGTGACCGTCTGGATTATGGCCGTCTGCCGTGGAGGGATGGGCTAGAGCGCGAAATGAGGGAGCATTTTGGCGAGCCTGTCGGCTTTGATAACGCTATGCCTGGCGATGTTGCCCTGATGTGCTGGGATGCCGACAAGGCTGTGCCGGCGCATGTTGGCATGCTGGGCGATGGGGATAATGGCTTGAGGATCATCCATAGTTATTCCTGCCATGCGGTTGCTGAGCATGATATCGATGACCAGTGGCGTCGTAGAATTCTTGCGGTGTTTCGGCCATGAGTTTATCGGCTGAGGTCTTTGGCAGCGACAGCTGGATTCACAAGCTAACCAATATCGGCGGTTTGGGCATACCTGGCTGGCTCGATCGTAAATTCGGCACAGGTGGACCAGACCCGCAATATAACAGCCTGGGGGATATGTCTCGCCAGACCGCCGAAGAGGGCAGCCCGCGCGTTATCGTTTGGGGGCGTGTTCGTCCTATCGGTGGAAACTTGATTTATTGCCAGCCGCCACAGACGCGCTGGGTTGTTTCATATCAAGAAACAGCAGGCAAAGGCGGCGACGAGGAGGAGCAGGTCGTCTGGACGCAGAAAGTCTACAGGACTTACGCCATCGGCGTTTGTGAGGGGCCTATCAGCCGATTTGTCAGAATTTGGCAAAATAACAAACTGGTCTATGACGCGCGCGGGAATGATTGGGGCGCAAGAAATAACAGCATTTTTTTGCAGAAAAACCGATTCTACACTGGCGGATGGGATCAGGCTCGCTGCCCTGAGCTGCAGGCTATTTTTGGCACTGATATTCCGGCGCATCGTGGGACGGCTTACATGGTGTGCATAAATCACGACCTCACAGAAATGGGCGGGGCTGTCCCCAGCTACCAGTTTGAGGTTGAACGGGCAGAAGGTGTTTATTTAACGTCCCGCCCCTATGCTGTCGAGGGATTGGAGGGCATTGAATCGCTTGCGCCTATTACCGATGGTGCGCCTTTTATTCTCAGCTCTGAGCTGTTGGATATTGCCGCGCCTGAGATCACAGGCGGCGAGCTGAGAATGATCTATCTTGATTACGATGATGGGATTGAGGCTATTGATGCGGAAGCCCCTGAAGTAGTATCTGGCGAATTGAGGACTATCCACAAAAGCTATACGATGCTAGATGAGGCGGTTGATAGTGCAGCACCTGAGATTACTGCGGGTGAATTGCGCTTAGGACTGATAGACTATACAAAATATCCGGCAGAGGCGATTGACTCTGACCCGGCAGAAATTACCGGAGGTTCATTGACATGAAGATAGATATTAGCGGCGGTGAGTTGGCGGGGCTATTTAAGTTTGAGGCGCTTAAGGTTGACAAAAATGGCGTGGAGATTGCCGGGTCGCGTCGCGTGCTGGCTGACTGGTTCCCGAATTTGATCACAGATAACGGCCTTGAGCTATTTGGATCGTCTGGGACTTATTTGCAATATTGTCAGGTCGGGTCTGGATCAACAACGCCAGCTAACGGTGACACTGTATTAGTATCTAGGATCGCCGGCACTTCAACACAGCAAGCGGCCAACGGAGGGGCGCAAGCATCAGCGCCCTATTACTGCTATAGGCAGATTACATACCGATTTGCGGAGGGTGTAGCAGAGGGTAATCTAGCTGAGGTCGGGGTAGGGGCTGCGTCAACTGGCAACCTTTTCAGCCGCGCACTGATACTTGACGGATACGGTAGCCCTACAGTCCTTACAGTGCAGTCTGATGAGGTGCTGGATGTTACTTACGAGCTGCGTGTGTATGCGCCAACCGCTGACTGGACTGGTACGGTTACCTTGGACAGCGTTACATATGATGTAACTGGCAGAGCTTCTAGGGTTACTAATACATCATATTGGTCTATCGGTGTGACTGGTGAGTCAAATTCAGTAAAAGCGGCAAGCGCATACGATGGCGCTATCGGTGCTATTACCGCTTTGCCGTCTGGCTCTCAATCTTGGGCGACCTCTTATTCTACGTCCTCATATAGTGCAGCATCTTTGGAAAAGAACGGAACGCTGAATTGGGCTTTAAATGATGGCAATTTTGCAGGCGGCATTGATGCTGTTTATGTTAATTTTGGGGTCGGCGCCTATCAGTTCGGATTTAGCCCAGCCATACCAAAAGACAATACAAAAGTTCTGGCGTTGACTGTCAAAAATTCATGGGCGCGCAAGACATTATGATGCCTGATAACACGCTATCGACAGAGGTTATCAGCTCCAGATTTGTCGGGGCTAAATCGCTGAGCGTGACGAAGACCGTCGACTATGAAGATGGCGGCATCGATATACAGGACATAACTGGGGGCTTGCTGTTCCAGCGATGGCGGGCGCGGTTATTTCTTGCCGGCACAGATGAAAGCTACATCATGCTTGATGCGCCCAATGTCGCTGAATTTGTCGCGCTTGCAGTTCCTTATATGACAGAAATGAGTTTCTCATTTGATCAGTCAATGCGCCCGACAATCGCCTATGTGCAGGCAGGCGTGGCAAAATTATGGTGGTATGACAGCACCATTCCAGGCATGGCAACCACTGAAATCGGCGCTGACGTTATAACGCCGCGTCTGTCATTTGATGACAAGCGCACCATCGGGTCGCAATCGTTTTTGGTGAGTGATCTGATTCTGGGATATGTCAAAAACGACAATTTATACATGAGAATGCAGCGCGACAGGTATGAGGATGAATACTTGCTGGCCGAGGATGTGACGCCACTGATTAAAATCGGTATGAATCGCGGATTACGACTACAGTTTATGCATGAGGCTTATTGATGAGCAGGCCGGGTGAATCGTATAAACCGTTGCTGTCAAGTTGGGCAGTCGGGTCAATAGTCAGCGAGATATGCGAGCGTGCTGGCGTGCCGTTTGATGCCATCGATGCGACATTGATGGATGGCATGGTCGATGGCTTCTATGTATCCGGTGGTTCATCATCAGCCACTGGAGCCATAGAGCAGCTGGCAGGCGTGTACCAGTTTGACGCTGCCAACTATGACGGGGCGCTGCATTTTATCCCGCGCGGCGGCACTGCCGTTGCCGTCATTGATGACGACGATATCGTTGACGATGGCAGAGAGGTCGAAGTAAGAACCAGGGCAGACCCGATAAACATTCCGCGCGTCATGAATCTGCGTTATTTTGACACAGATGGCGGCCTGACCCCTAACAAGCAGACCAGCGACAGATCGAGCGATTATCGAGCCAAGTCTGAGACATCAAAAGAAACGACGGTGATCATGCGGGCAGATGATGCTGCGCGTGCGATTACCATCCAGCATAAGGTTGAAATCGAAGACCAGCGGGGCGATATTGAATTCAGCCTGCCAGTGAATTGGGTATGGTTGACCGTTTCAGATATTATAATTTTCAGGGGCGACAGGCTGCGGATTTCCAGCGTTGAAATCGATAACGGCCTGCAAAAGTACCGCGCGGCGTTTGATAGGCTTTCGGCTTATCAGTCAACCATTGCTGGGCTGCCGATTCCTGTCCCTGCTGAGCCGCCGAACCTTGAGCCATCTGACACAGTTCTGCATGTTATCGACAGCCATATCATCAGAGATTCGCAGGACGATCTGGGGTATTTCATTGCCGTATCTGGGGAAACTATTGAATGGCAAGGGGCTATTGTGCAGCTCTCGCGCGATGCCGGCGAGACATGGGAATCTGGCGGGGCTATCAATACGACAGCTATCATGGGAACGCTCGCCACAGCGCTGCCAGCTGGGTCTGTGCCATATCCTGACAGCGTGAATACGGTCGATGTCGAGCTGCTGCGCGATGATATGGAGCTTGTACCGGCTACGCTTGCCGAAATGATGAACCGGACAAACCTCTGCATTATCGGCGACGAGTTTGTCAATTTTTCAGGCGTCGAGCAGATTACAGCTACCAAGTGGCGGCTATCGTATTTCTTGCGGGGCAGAAAAGGCACGGCATCTGTCACGCACGCCATCGGGGAGCGTTTCATTATTATGCATCCGTCAATGGTCACGTTTGTCAGGTCTGAGCTATTTTTCCTTGGTCGCGATCTGACTTTCAGAGCCACGTCAATCGGTAAAGCCGCCACAATCGATACCCAGACCATAACCTACCAAGGCAGAAGCCAGATCGAGCGCGTCCCGGCATACTTAAGCTATGAATTATATTTTGAGGGCAGCGTCGAAAAAATGAGGATTTCGTGGCAGGGCGTTGGTAGAATCGGCGGCAGCACAAGCATCGGCATGGGTAAGTATTTCACGGGGTTCCGAGTGACTGGCGACGCAGTAACTGGCGGCACGGTTGATACCACAGAAAGCAGCATCGTGCTGGATTACGCGCCAGGCATAATTTCTGTGCAACAATTGAATCAAATAACCGGCGCAGGCGTTGCTGCTGAAATAGAGGTCTTGTGATATGACGAACACAATTAACAATGGCATCCCTTTTGTGCCTGAAAACACAATCGACCCGGCTGCTGGTCTGAATTTATCCCTGAATGTCATTGATGCACTGCTGCAGTGCCGGGTGCTTACGGTTGGCGATAACTCGCTGCCAGTATCCGAAGCGGCAGAAGGTGACAGGTATATTGTCGGCACAGTGCCAACCGGTGAATGGGCAGGGCAGGCCGGCAAACTTGCCGAATATCTTGATGCGGGTTGGCATTTTTACGATGCGAATATCGTTCTGAATGACGCCGACGGGTTTGTGTACAAGAAAAGTTCCGGCGGCACATGGTCGCGTTCTAGCGTAATGGCCGGATCATACGCATGGGCTGACGTGCCATCGGCTTCAGGGTTGCCGTCAGACTCGCTGATTTACGTTAATGACTTCCCTAATGCCTACGTGGGTTCTTGGTGGCGAGCATTGCCAGATTATGGCATTTATTCCCCTCTAGCCGGTGATATGCTGGTGGCGTCGGTGACAAACCGAGACGTTATAGATTCTGCGGCCGAGCAGGTTATTGACTTTATGTCGGTCATTCCGGCGGCGCTTATTTTGCCGGGGGCGACGAAGTTTGTTATTGACGCTCAGATAGCAAAAGACACAGGTGCCATCGCTTGCACTTACAGGATACGGGTAGGCGATACCGGCACAACGTCCGATCCGGTGGTGCATACCGTCGCCATTGGCGCAACGGCAAGAAGCGCAAGGATCAATAGTTCACTGAATTTCACGGCGACCGACGCGGTGACCGTTTGCCCTACGCCATCGGGCGAGTATGGGGAGTCGACGACTGTATGGCCGTCTGACGTTACTATTCCAGACGTGACAACCGACCCCGTATATATTACTCTTACGATGCAATTCGCCAGCACAGGTGGAACTGCTACGGTCAAGAATGCCACTTGCAATATGCAGCTTATTTAATCAACGGGAGTTTTTATGAGTAAAGTCCAAATTCAATTTATTGCTGGAGAAACCCTGAAAATCGGCGCGAACGAATATAGCCGCATTGCGGGCGATTTCACGCAAACCGAAGATCAGGCCATCGCTGAGGTTTTTTGTGGTCAGCTCATTATCCCGCGCTCTAAGGTATTTGCTGTTGTTGCACTGGCTGACGATGCCGACATGACGGCGCTGGATTCTGATGTCTTTGTAGTCAATTAATTTCTGCCGCGTATTGACGCAAGGAGTGAGGGGTGGATATGAATGACGCTGGCAACATGGCACAGGCTGGGGCGGTTGCAGTAAGCGCAGGCACTGCAGCAGCAAAACACACAGCCATAGCGGCTGGCGGGGGGTTGGCAATGGGCGCAATCGTCGTGATGTCTCTGACTATGCCAGCGCGGAAAATTGATTTCTTTGCGGCATTAATATCCACGGTCATATCCAGCCTGTGCGGCGGTGCTTATGCTGTGCAGTATTTTGATTTACTTTCATGCGTGTTGCTTGCGCCGACGCCGACGCATTTATATCTGGCTTTGGCTCAGGTTGGCGGCGTGTTCTTTGTGTGCGGGCTGCCTGGATGGGTGCTGGTTCGCTCGGTGTTCGTTTTTACTGAGGCACGAAAAACCAAGGGCATCGACGTTTTAGTAGCTGACGCGAAAGGCATATTAAAATGACGCGGGGGATAAGAAACCACAATCCCGGCAATATTGACTATAACGCAGCGACCCGATGGGCTGGGCAGCTGATGCATAATCCGGCAATTGAATCCAGGTTCTGCCGGTTTGAGTCGCCTGTATTTGGTATCCGCGCACTGTGCAAACTGTTGCTGACATATCAGAAAAAATATGGGATCGATACTGTTGCCGGGATCATTTTGCGCTGGGCGCCAGCTGTTGAAAACAACACGCGCGCCTATATCGATTCTGTTGCCAAGTTATGCGGCGTTAAAGACACGCAGATCATCATTGTGGCCGATCATCTTGAGCCGCTGGCAAAGGCGATTATTCAGCACGAAAATGGATCGCAGCCCTATTCAGACGAAACGATACGGGCAGCTATTCATCTGGCGACCGGTGGCAAGTAATGGCGATCCATTACGAATCGCTCTGTAAATGGAAATACAGGCTGACAAAAGAGCTGGTATTGCTGAGCAGCATCCGTGATGAATACGTGAGAACGGAATATATAGAGCTTAAATATGACGGCAGGCTAACATTGCGTAAAGGTTATGCGTGGGACGGTCCAAGCGGGCCAACTATCGACACAGCTGATTCGATGCGAGGCAGTGCAGGGCATGACGCCCTATATCAGCTAATAAGCCTTGGCGCAATCCGTGAGGAGCTGCGAATACAAGCCGATGCCGATCTGCGCGCGTGGTGCATGCAGGACGGCATGTCAGAGCTGCGGGCTAATGCTTGGTATAAAGCCGTCAGGATTTTTGGCGGTTCGCACGTTTAGATTTTTAATATCGTCTGCCGTCATGTATTCAGGCGCAGGCAAAAACGGCCAGCTGCCAAGGTCGATGGCATCCCGCCACATTAGCCGCATGGTCACGCGCACGATGACGGCTATCAGGCAAGCGATGAGTATTAGTAGCCCTGCTTCGATCATCATAAAATCCCCGCTTGCTGGTCAAAATAGCTTGATATAATCAAGACCGCCATAACGACAGTGACCCCGAAAATGACGGATGCCGCTTTGCGGATGTCGGCGCGGGTCATACCGTTGGCACTCCCATAGCTAGTAATGCAATCATGAATGGCACACAGCAAACGGCCAGCGCAACCCCGTATATCAGTTCTTTGATTGTGTTCATTTTATCGCCCTCATGTTGTCGATGTGGCAAGTATAACGCCATCCTTGCGCAATGCAAGCGGTTAACTAAGATGCCACCCGTTACACTTGCCACAAGGCACAGCGTAGCGGAGGACTTTATACTTGATGACTATCTGGGCGCTGGCAGCTTTCGCCGCCTGCTCAGTGCGAAACATACGGCGCGGGGCGCATGGGTTTATGGGCTTCATTTGCCCACCTCACTCAACACGTTATCTGCCAGCCAGTAAGACCGCCCGATACCAGCCGCCGCAAGATTCGGCACGTCTGCCACAGCGTTGATCGTCATGCACACCAGCGCCTTGAGCTTGCTGTGTTTGATAGCAGCAAATAGGCCGTTACGCCCGCCCTTATCCAGAATATCAGCCGCATCAATGACCGCTATTTCACTGCCGTCCATGCCAGCCAGTACCAGTTGCAGGACAACGCGCACGCGGTACTTCTCGGACTCACTGAGCAGGATATATGCCCGCCCGCCTAGCGTGGCGTTCAGGTCATCGTCAAGCGCAACAACAGGCCACTTAGCCGCCGCTGCCATGCCAGCCAGTGACTTGTTTAGTGCGCCCATTTTCTCAGACAGTACCGTCTTGCGTAGCCCGTCCGGGGCAAGTGTTGCCAGCATGATTTCATTATCTGCAATCTGTTTGTGGTATGCGCCTGCCTTGCCTGTCGCGTGCGCTGCTGCTATCTGGTCGGTGATTTCAGTCACGCGCTGGCGAGCAGCTTCGATTTGCGCATCGGTTGACGTGCCAGCTGGTAGCCCTGCCAGTTCGGCTGCTGCATTTTTTCCGGTCCTGATGGCATTCTGTGCCAGCTGCAGATCGCTATTTGCCTGATCAATGACTTTCTGATCCGCCGCCAGTTCTGTCGATGCTTTCTGTATCGCCTGTGCGCGGGAGGCGTTTTCCTTGTCTGACAATCCAGCCGCCGGCATTCTGATATCGGTCTTGCTGATTACCACAAGATGCCCGGCACAGTGAGGGCATTCTACTGTCTGCTCTGCCTGCTCAGGTCGTGGCAGCGCTGATGCTGCCGTGCGTGCTGCTGTGTACTTATCCTGCAGCACTGTAATGCTGGCTTGCAGGTCTGGCAGCAAGCTGTTAGCAGTCACGCCGGCCGCCTCCTGTTGCTTAAGAAAATCAACGCGGCTTTTGTCGGTCGCTTTGTTTGAAATAACCGCCTCAAGGTCAGCTTGTGCCGCCTCCAGGTCGTAATCAATATCTTCGGTGTGCTTGATGTGCCGCCACGTCGCCGCTTTCTGGCTGCCGTATTTCTCGCCGGTCAGTGCTTCCCATGCTCCTTTGATCTTGATGCCGCGCTCTTTGGCTCGCTTGTGTGCATCATCCCAGCCGTCAGCAGTGATGGCCTGCCATACCTGATCGCGCATGATGTCAGGCAGTGCAGAGAGCGCGGCGTCGTATTGCTCGCGCGTTGGGTCGGCTTTGATGATCGCCATCATTGCTACGCTGGCGTCTTTGGGCTTCATGTCGGCAATGCTGACAAGCCCACAGGCAACCGGTGACGCCACAGGTATGATGCCGTTGTGACTGACAGACGCGCCCGGCCAGTTCGCCGTGACGTGACCGTTAGCATCGCCAACCGTACAGCTTCCCCGCTTTGTGCCATCGCGGAGCAGTTGCCCTGCTGCCGTCTTGGTAATGCCAGCAATAGGTGCGGGGTTTTGTGTGAGTGCAGCCGCTACGCCTTGCGCGATTGACGACTTGCCGGAGCCGTTAATGCCAGCGATGAGTGCGATGGGGTCGATCTGCAATTCAGCGGATTCGATTCCACGGTAGTTTTTGAGTTCTGCTTTCATGGCTTGTAATCCTTAAAATAAATCGATGCCGGTGGCATAAGGGATATCATCGTCTGATAGCGGCGGCACTTCGTCATCAAAGTTTTCCGGCGCCGGTTCTGGTTCGATTACGGGCTTAGGCTCTGGCTTGGCTTTCGATTTCTTTTCTGCTTTAGGCACGCTAACCACTACGCCAGCGCCAGCATCATCGCCCATAATGTCGGCAAGTCCGGCGGCGTTGTTTTCGATAATCACGCCACTAGCGGCATCCGTTACAGTTCGCTGCTCAGGATAAAACTCGTCGATTTCATCATCAATATCGTCCGGCGCTGCAAACGTCTGCGGCGTGTTGCTGATCAACCGTTTCGCTTCATCCTCGATATGCTCGATGCGGATATTATGTTGCTGGCGTGTGAGCAACGTCTGGTAGCCGGTTTGCTGCAATGCCTCGATAGCCCCGCGATACTCAAGCCCTACCACGTAAACAACCTGCGTGCTGCCCTGTATCGGGTCGCTCACGGTCTTAGGCTGTACGGTCAGCGTGAGAGGGATGCCTGCCAGCGGGCCGCCTGTTATCCGCTTAATCAATGCCAGCGATGACAGCAAGCCGACCACGGAATTAAAGCTGGTAGTCCTGAATTTCCAGACGCCGCCCACCACGTCAACGCCTGCAATCATCACGCTAAGGTTGCCGTTGATTTTGCACTTGTCCTTGCCCTGATAGGTTGGGTCTTGCCGGTAGCAGGTACACTCGCGTTCAGCATAAACCGCTGGCTGGTTTGTTTGTTTGTTTGCCGGCGTGTGAATGTAGCGTGCTGTTTCGCCATCGCCTGAGCAATAAAGATTCTTGCCGTTATAGCAGGCATAGCGCGTCTGGAAATTCAGCTCAATATCATCGTACAAAAGCACGACGGGTATCTCGGTTGGCTTATCGCCCAACACTTCATGGATTTTATCGTCGCGCAAGAAATTATTATCCGCGCCTTTTGCCATGCTGGTGATAAGGAAGTGGTCTAGCTTTTGCGGGGCTTGGAAACTGTTTCCCTGTTGTGATGTACGCATTGCGCCCTTGTTGCCTATCTTGATCTTGCCGCGTTCGACAAGTCCCGGCATTAGGTTTTTTATTCCCATGCTGCGGACTGGTTTGCGGTCTGAAATAATGATGTCGTCGTTCATGGTTTTACTCTCCAGTTATAAATTATCAAGACGCTTTCTGTCCCATTGGTTAAGTTGTATTTCTGTCATGTCCTCGCTATAGCACGGCCAGCTATCCAGCTCAAGGCAGCGAGCGTACAGGTTTAAATTGCGGCGGCATTCAGCGTACCCACGTGCTACGTCTTCAGCGGAAAGCCGGTACACACAGACAGCGTGCGGGGGATTTTCTTCGACAAATATAAACGCAAAGCCGCGCAACCGTTCGCCAGTCAGCCATGCGTACACGCACCGATAGAACGCGTCCTGATGATAGTAGCCATAGTTGCCGATTGATTTAGCCGCGCCTGCGTAGCTGGCATCCTGGCATTTTTTCAGATCGACCGACCATCCGTCATCATTCAGTTTGTCAAACCGCGCCCGCACCAATACGCCAGTCTCGGGGTCATTCGCATAAGCCGACAATTCAAACGCGCCGGAGCTGGTCAGTAGCCTGTTTGCCTCGGGGTGCGCGTGCAGGGATTTGCGCATACCGAGTACCGATGCCATGTCAGACGGCATGATGATATTTTTATCCTGATCAGCCGCCCATGCTTTGTAGCCTGCTTTCCGTCTGTCCTCGAATGGCGCGACGATGTACTCCTCGTCGAACACGTCAGGCTCAAGCGCGGCGGCGTGTATTGCTGTGCCGATCATCTGTGCCGGTGTACTGGCTTGCCGGATACGGTCAGGGTCAACATACTGCGCCCAATAATGGCGAGGCGTTTTGCTGCCAATGAGCTTCAAGCCGCTATTGCTCACGCCTGCCCCGCCGTGGTATTGCTCATTGCTCAATTCGTCGCTGGTGTAAAAACGGGTTTCCATTGTGTATCCTCGGTCAACTGGTGCGAATTGTTGCGCAACCGTGCGCAAGTGTCAACACTGAAAACCAAAATAAATGACTTGCATCATACAAAACCATGCGCAACAATGACGCGAGATTATCCACAACAGGAAGCAACCACAGTGAACGGTACAAAAGCAATACAGAACATCGACACGCTATTGTCAGCCATCGGAGTGAGCCGCCATGCTGCGTGCATACGCGCCGGTATCAATTACAGCACAGTCCACCGATGGAACAACGGCGGCGATTGCAAGCCGGAAAACCTCGGTAAATTACGTGCCGCTGCTCTCGCCATCGCAAGCGATAACGGCACAAAGCTATCCAAGCCGCTACAGCGCGAACTGGATAACGGCCGAAAATTGCTGGATGCCGCAAAGCCTAGCGTGACAGATCGCCTTTATATTATCGAGGCAAAACTGGATGCACTTGAGCGCCGTGCGTGAAACATACCGCTAGAGATTATCAAGCGGTCGGCATTGCACAGATAAAACAAAAATTACGGGAAGGCAAACGCCGCCCGATTTTTGTATTGCCTACCGGCGGCGGCAAGACGTTTTGCTATGCCATGATTGCAGAGGGCGCTGCGGCTAAAGGCAATCGCGTACTGATACTGGAGCATCGCAAAGAACTTATCAGGCAGGCATCCGTTGCTGTCGGTCGGCTAGGCGTTCGCCACCAGATCATCGCGCCGCCTTCAAAAGTGGCCGACATTCGCCGCGTGCATGTTGACAAAATCGGCTGGCCTATGGTGTCGGCTGATAGTCACGTTGCCGTTGCCAGCGTGCAGACGCTTGCCCGTCGCATGGATTGGTTGGCAGAGTTTGATCCGGATATCATCGTTATAGACGAATCACACCATGCAGTAGCGGGGACGTGGGCGAGAATTATCGAGGCTTGTCCGCGAGCTATCCTTATCGGCGTAACTGCTACACCCTGCCGGACAGACGGTCAAGGGCTTGGTGACGTGTTCGACTGCATGGTACTTGGACCATCGATGGCCGACCTAATCGGCGAGGGCTATCTTGTCCCGTTCCGGGTATTCGTACCGCCTCGCAAGGTAGACGCCAGCACGGTCAGGCATGAAGGCAAAGACCTATCCACCAAGGAACAATCCCAGATACTCAACACGAAACAGGTAACGGGCGATGCTGTCAAGCACTACCGCGAGCTTGCGCCGGGCAGACCGACTATCGTTTTTTGCTGTGACATTAAACACGCTGAAGACGTTGCCCAGGCATTCCGGGATGATGGCTGGCGGTTCGAGGTGGTCACTGGCGATATGGACGATAGCCTACGGGATGCCAGAATAGGCGGGCTGGAAACCGGCGCATTGCAGGGTATTGTGACTGTCGATATTGCAGGCGAGGGTACTGATATTCCTTGTGCCGAGGTCGGCATCATGCTACGGCTAACAGAGAGCGAGGGGCTATTCTTGCAGCAAGCCGGACGGCTGACACGTACCGTCTATGCGGACGGGTTCGACCTGTCAACACGCGAGGGCAGGCTCGGTGCGATTGCTGCCAGTAGCAAGCAATTCGGGCTGTTGATCGATCACGTTGGCAACGTCGGCGTCAATACAGCGCGAGGGTTCATAGCAAACCACGGCTTTCCGGACTGGGATAGAGAGTGGTCACTTGACGGGCGCAAGAAAACAGGCAAGAAAAAACAGGAAGTCACCGAGCGCATACTGCAATGCCCTATCTGCCAGTTTGTTTCGGTGCCGCGTCAAGTCTGTCATGGTCCAAAGCCCGGCGGCGGTTATTGCCAGCATGTATTCCAGGTGCGCTCACGCCAGCTTGATCAGGTAGACGGCACGCTGGAGGAGATGTCGAGCGATTCAACCGGCATGCAGGTCAAGAAAATTCAGACGGGGCTGGCACGCGATATAGCCAGCTTGCGGGATATGGGCGTGGGTGCGCAACGGGCGGCGCATATCATAGCGGCACGGCAAGAAAAGGAACGACTGCAGAATGAATTGCGGGACTTGCTGGCACGTTGGGTTGCCGATTCAGGGCAGACCGTGCAGGCAGGATGGGGCATATCGGTATATCAGGTGCGGGATATGAAACCAAAGGCACTGAAGGAAATGATAGAGCGAGTGGGCGAGGCGTTGTTTATGTGCGAGGGGCAATCGAATGGTACAGGCTGAGGCAAGCGTATGGAAACAGGCATGTTTGAAGATTGGCAAGACGCGCCCGCTGGCTAGGCTATGGCGGAATAATGTCGGGCAGGCATGGATGGGGCGAGGGTTCAATTTAAAGCGCGGGCAGACATACAGGGCCGAAGGTGGCGAGCGCGTGATTATGGATGCACGTCCTGTGGACTTTGGGCTGTGCAAGGGCAGTGGCGACGGTATCGGGTTTGATTCGATAGTCATCACGCCAGACATGGTGGGGCGGCGGGTAGCGGTATTCCTGTCGATAGAGACAAAGAGCAAGGCGGGGCGTGCGACAAAGGAACAGATCAACTGGCAGAAGCTAGTCCACGAATTTGGCGGCATTGCGCTGATAGTATCGGATGCTGATCAAATTAAATTGATTTAGGGATTGCATTGCGCAAGGATGGCGTTATACTTGCCGCGTACTCTGACAAACGGGAACAGAAATGAACAAAAAACACATCATATTCGACGCATTCCAGCAAGTGATGCGCTGTGAGAATTGCAGGCAAACAAAACCTCTAGTAATCGACATGCCTATCATGAAATCGGTGGAGCTGATTAACGAGTTTATTGGTCAGCATAAAGACTGCACGCGCACCAACAAGCTGCACTTGCAGAACAAATGCACGCACTGGATAAACGATGGCGAGCTGCAAATGGTGTGGTGCGTTGTCGATGAAACGGGTAAAAAATTAACAGGCTGGATGCCGTATGAGCAGGCGCAGGCGGAGATGGGTAGTTATGAAAAAAGACTTTAAAACCTACATCGGCAAGCCATGCAGAAGGCACGGGCATACGCTCCGGTACGCGGCTACCCGCAAGTGCGTGCAGTGCAATATCGATGATTCTGCCAAGCGGAATAAACTGCGAGCAGCATCAAAAGAATCTACACCAGTAGCACAAAACCCATCACCAGATACCAGCGGAAAGTTGCTGGCTATGAGGTGGTGATATGAACAATCAAACAGGGGATACAGGAATGAATTATCAGGATTTTATTGCCGCTAAAAAACACAGCATAGGGAAAAGCGGGTTTTTTGCTAACTATGTTCCTGATTGTGCTTTTGATTTCCAGCGGCATATTATCGCTAAGGCCGTAGAGAAAGGAAGACAGGGTTTATTCCTTGATACAGGACTTGGCAAAACGCTTATCCAGTTATCCATAGCAAACAACGTAGTTCAGACATTTAACAAGCGCGTACTGATACTGACTCCTTTAGCGGTTGCTTTCCAGTTTATCAAAGAAGCTGAAATGATCGGCATTGATGATATTGAGCAATCCAAAGACGGAAAGTTTACAAAGAAAATAGTGCTAGCTAATTATGAACGATTGCATCACTTTAACCCTGATGATTTTGAGTGCGTGATGCTAGACGAATCTAGCATCCTGAAAAACTTCAACGGGGCAACTCGTGACGCTATCATTGCTTTTATGAAGCGAGTTAAATACCGCTACCTAAGCACCGCTACACCGTCACCGAATGACTTTATAGAGCTTGGAAACAGCTCGGAGGCATTGGGGTATATGGGATACATGGATATGCTCGGTAAGTTTTTCAAATCGAACCAGAACAGCGTAGACAGCAACAACAGAAACATAGGCGAGAAGTTTTACCTAAAGCCACACGCAGAAAAGGATTTCTTTGCATGGGTAAACCAGTGGTCTGTAATGGTAAAGCTGCCGTCAGATATTGGGTTCGACAGTTCGCGCTATGTGTTGCCTGAGCTGAAAACAAATCAGCATACGGTAATCAATCGGCAAATGTTTAATATTGGCGGGCAGGCTTCTTTGTTTGTAATGCCAGCTAAAACAATGACAGAGGTTAGGCAGGAGCAAAAGCATACAACGCTTGAGCGATGCGAGCGAGCTGTAGAGCTGGCTATAGGCAAAACTTCAGTCTATTGGTGCAACACTAACGACGAAAGCAAAGAGCTATCACGACTCGATACAAGCGCCGTGGAAATAATAGGCTCGATGAGCATAGAGAAAAAGGAGGATATTCTAATAAACTTTGCTAATGGTGAAATTGACAGACTCGTTACAAAAGCATCCATGACTTCAATGGGATTAAACTGGCAGCACTGCAACCATACAGTATATTTTCCAACGTGGAGCTATGAGCAGTATTATCAGGCTATCCGTCGATTCTGGCGCTTTGGACAAAAGAGCGAGGTATCTGTTGACCTTGTAATCAGCGAAGGTCAGGAGCGAGTAATGGAAGCTTTGCAACAGAAAACACAGAAAGCAATAGAGCTATACGAAAACCTAGTTAAGAACGCCAACCGCAATTTTACAGAAACCAAAAAAGAATTTAACCAACAAATTACCCTACCGGAGTTTTTGAAATGAGCGCAATAAAAGATCAGGAAGTAACAAGCCAATACGCAATTTACAACGGTGACTGTATGGATGTTTTGCAATCGATACCAGACGAGTCTGTAGACCTGTCAATTTATAGCCCGCCGTTTGCAGGACTTTACAATTACAGCTCAAGCGAACGCGATTTTTCAAACTGCGAAAACAAAGAGCAATTTCTTGAGCAGTATGATTATCTTGTAGCTCAAATGGCTAGAGTCACAAAGCCAGGCAGAATAACAGCGGTTCATTGTACAGACGTGTTTGATAACGCTTGCCGGTTATGGGATTTCCCGCACGAGATTATCCGCATACATGAAAAGTACGGTTTCCAGTACCGTAACCGCATTACAATATGGAAAGAGCCGTTAAAGGTTCGTATGCGGACAATGGTAAAGAGTCTGATGCACAAGCTGATAGTAGAGGACTCTACGCAATGCTTTACGGCAATGCCTGATTATGTATTGATCTTAACAAAGAAAGGCGACAATGCCGTACCAGTTACGCATACGTGCGGTTTTAAGCGTTACGCTGGCGATACACCGATATTGCCTAACATTTTACAGGCATGGAACAATGCTAATGAGTCGAAGCTAACAGCGGAAGAACTTTGGGATACGTTGAATAAAATGTTTTACGATCACGAAGACCCGAAGTCAAACAAACTTTCTCATTATATCTGGCAGCGTTATGCGTCTAGTGTCTGGGATGATATCCGTATTGATAATGTTTTACCGTTTCGCGATAGCAAAGAGGAAGACGACGAGAAACACGTTCACCCATTGCAGCTAGACGTTATTGATAGGCTTGTTGATTTATATTCCAATGTTGGCGAGACTGTTCTAACGCCATTCATGGGAGTAGGTAGCGAGGTATATAGCCCTGTATCGCTTGGCAGAAAAGCTATCGGAATCGAATTAAAAGATTCTTATTTTAAGCAGGCAAAAATAAACCTATCGCTGGCTGAAAATCGTTTCAAGGATGAAATAAAAACGACTGGCGATATGTTCGCATGAACCTAAACCCCTGCTCCTGCGGTACCGGAAAACCACTGCGCCGGTTATTCCACGGCGTAGCGTCCGGAGGCGAGCGCCTTTACAGCGTACACTGCTCAATGTCCAAAGCACGTATCAATAAAAAATGCCTGAGAAAAACCAAGCAATATCCTACCGTTGCGGAAGCTGCCGCCGCATGGAACGCAATGAATCCAGAGGTCTAACATGCAGCATGATGTAAAGCAATTAAAACAAGCCGTCAGCCTTGCCGACTTGATCGGGCAAGTGGTCGATCTGAAAAAGCGCGGCACAGAATACAAAGGACTCTGCCCGTTCCACGACGAAAAAACGCCATCGTTTGCCATATTCACTGGCAATGACGGCAATGACAGATACAACTGCCACGGATGCGGGG